TAGTAGTTGCTAATCTAATTGAGCTACAATCGTAAAGCTAGAATAGGAGAACAATAATGGCAATATCACGATCACAACTAGTTAAAGAACTAGAGCCAGGTTTGAACGCACTGTTCGGCTTGGAATACAAAAGGTATGAAAATCAGCACGCTGAGATTTATGCCGAGGAATCATCTGACAGAGCTTTTGAAGAAGAAGTTATGTTATCTGGTTTCGCAAACGCACAAGTAAAAGGTGAAGGTTCTGGGGTTTCATTTGATGAAGCACAAGAAACTTTCACAGCTCGTTACACTCACGAGACTGTAGCTTTAGCGTTCGCAATCACTGAAGAAGCGATTGAGGACAACTTGTATGATAGACTTGCGTCTAGATATACAAAAGCTTTAGCTAGATCTATGAGTAATGCTAAACAAGTAAAAGCAGTAGAACCACTAATTCAAGGTCTTCCATCAACAGATGGCTTTGATTCAGGTGACGGTGTATCTTTATTTAATACATCACACCCAACAGTGGCTGGTACTTTTGCTAACACTTTAGCAACTCAAGCTGACTTAAACGAAACTTCATTAGAACAGTCTATGATTGACATAGCTAAAATGACTGATGAAAGAGGTTTAAGAATTGCTGCTAGAGGAGTAAAAATGATTATTCCTTCTGAGCTACAATTCACAGCTGAAAGATTGATGAAGTCTCAAGGTAGAACTGGAACAGCTGATAATGATATCAATGCAATCGTATCTATGGGTATGGTTCCTCAAGGTTATAGAGTGAACAATTACCTAACAGACTCAGATGCATTTTATATCTTAACAGACATTCCTAATGGAATGAAAATGTTCAACAGAGCTCCATTGACAACTGCAATGGAAGGCGACTTTGATACTGGAAACGTTAGATACAAAGCTAGAGAAAGATACAGCTTCGGCGTATCAGACCCTAGAGGTATCTTCGGCGTTGAAGGTGCGTAATCAATAATTTTTTGTGGCGGGACACACTCTCGCCACAATTAACAAATAGAAAGACAAAACCATGACAAAATTTATAGTAAACATTTGGGCGTATAATCATCACGCTAAATTTAACGTAGAATCAGAAGATTCCCCAACTGACCTTGAACAATCTATCCTTGACAAACTTGGAGAAAACAGTATAGTTTGGGAAAACCTTGGAAATAGTTATAATGACAAGGTAAATAGAATAACCTATGAGGAGGTTATAGATGATACAAGACCTATACAAAGCAAAAAGGTCCTTGGAGTTGAAGTGGGAACAGGAGCATCTATCTAACAATAGATACACTCTTGAAATGGTCAGAATCGATGACAAAGTAAAACAAATCATCACTGACATTAAGCTGGAAGAAGCAGCAATTGCCCATAGACAGAACACAATTGAAGGTTCTGCTCCAGAAGTTTCAGTAGCTACTTAATCAAAAGCTACATCGTTGGAATAAATCCACTCCACACTACAGGCTCTCTTGCACTCTACTAAAAAATAACATATAGTATTACCACTATACATAAATTAATATTCTGCATAGACGCAGTATAGTCGACGGCCTAGAGACTATGTAGGATTTAACTAGGAGAATAATCATGGCAAACACAACCTTTTCAGGACCGGTCATTTCTAAAAATGGCTTTGTAAATACAGGTCCTGGTATGACTGTTAGCTTAACAGCTGACACAACTTTAACAGTCGCTACACACGCTGGCAAAATTTTACTTACAAATGATGCAGACGGTAAATTTACTTTACCTTCAATCAATGTAAATGCAAATGGTGCATCAGCAGGTGATAATGACGTTAACAACTTAAACAACATTGGTGCAACTTTTCACTTTTATGTGGAGACTGCTGCAACTGATATGGACATCAAAACAGATGGTACTGACAAATTCAAAGGCGGTATTATGATTGCTGTTGATGACGGTTCTAAAAAAGCTTTCATTCCAGCTGCAACAAATGATGTTATAACTATGAATGGTTCTACAAAAGGTGGAATCGTTGGTAGCGTAGTATCTTTCACAGCGATTGATACAGCTACATACTTAGTTCACAGTTCTTTATTGCTTGGATCAGGTACAATAGTAACACCATACGCAGATAGTTAATAAATAATTAGTGTGGGGCTTCGGCCCCACATATTAATTTTAAGGAGAAACAAATTATGGCAACATCAGACCAACAGTTTTCTACAAGAACTTCTGACGGTAGATTTGGTAGAGCAACAGACGCTTCAGGTTCATTTATTGGACCAGCTAGAATAACTTATATTCAAGTTGAAGGCGTGGCTAATAGTAATATCAAACTATATGATGGAACAGATGCAACAGGTGCTTTAGTATTCGAAGGTAATTGCGGAACTGAAGGACTAGACATTTATGTTCCAGGAAGCGGTATCAGATGTAGAACTGGAATATATTTAGATTTAACTAACACTACTTCAGTTACTATCGGCTACACTGGCTAGGAGTTTAAATGGCTAATACTACTTCGGGAACTACAACGTTCGACAAAACTTTTTCTATTGATGAAATTATAGAAGAATCTTTTGAACGTATTGGATTAAATTCAGTAGCTGGTTATCAAATGAAATCAGCTAGAAGATCTCTCAACATTCTTTTCCAAGAATGGGGTAATAGAGGTATTCACTATTGGGAAATAGGTAGTACAAGTTTAGACCTAGTTCAAGGGCAAGCTGAATATAAATTTTTTAGAGCAACAAGTGATGGCACAAGTGCCACTTCTGACCCTAATGGAATTTATGGAATGTCCGATATCCTTGAAGCACAATTAAGAAATAATAAAGCTGCAACAACTCAATCAGACAGTCCTATGACAAAAGTAGATAGATCTACTTATGCAGGTTTTTCAAATAAACTTTCACAAGGAACACCTAACCAATATTGGGTTCAAAGATTTATTGATCACGTAAGTATTAGTATTTACCCTACACCAGATTCAACAAATGCATCTAAAGATGTGCATTTTTATTATATAAAAAGAATACAAGATGTAGGAGATTATACAAATGCAGGAGATATTCCATTTAGATTTGTTCCTTGTATGACTTCAGGTCTAGCTTTTTATCTTGCACAAAAATATCAACCACAATTAGTTCAACAAATGAAATTATACTACGAAGATGAATTAGCTAGAGCATTAGCTGAAGATGGTTCAGCTTCTAGTACATTTATTACACCAAAAGCTTATTACCCAGGAACTTAATATGGAACAATACAAAGATTATGTTAGAGCAGTTAGAGAAATAGGAGTTGAACCTTTACCTATAGGAGATTTTGAATCTTTATTAGGTGCTATGGATGTAAGCGATATAATTTCTTTAACCGTAAAAGCAAGTGGCAATGTAGATAAACCTTTAGGTAATTAATGTCTAAGTACGCAACAGGAAAACATTCAAAAGCTATCTCAGATAGATCTGGACTTGAATTTCCATATAGAGAAATGGTTAGAGAGTGGAATGGTTCTTTTGTTCATTATACAGAATTTGAACCTAAACAACCACAACTTGAACCAAAACCAATGGGAGGTGATGGTGTTGCATTATTAAATGTTAGACCAGATAGAACCGAACCTGCTACAACTGTAAGAATACCTGATAACGGATTTGAAACTTATGCTGCAGGATCAAGAATTATAAATGTATTTTCACCTGGACACGGTTTAACAGATTCAACAACATATAGATTTAGAGGACCACCCACTACTTCTGCAGGAAGTTCTTTTACTTATGCTGACCCACAAAGTTTTGACGGTATAACAGGAGCTAATATTGCAAAAGCAGCTGGATATACAATAAGAACTGGAAAATATAAAAATGATGCGAGAGATGCCTCTAATGACTATTTAACTGATAATTTTTTCTTTTTTACAGTTGACACAAATACTGCTACAACAGGTAATATAAAAGGAGGAGGCTACGGTTGTTCCGTTGGGCCTATAACAATAAGCGCATGATAAATAAAATTTGGAATTGGATAAAAAATATTTTTAAAACTGAAAAACAAGATCCTCATCTTGAGATGTATGAAGAAACTGCAAAACAAAAAAAGATACGTTTAAAGCATAAAGGAGATATTAAGTAATGGCCGGTATAAGTTATTCAGATTTAGTTACACAAATAAGAAATTACACTGAAACGGATTCAAATGTTTTAACTACTGCTATTTTAGAAAATATAATTTTAAATGCTCAATACAGGATAATGAGAGAAATTCCTATTGATGCAGATAGACTTCAACAATCTGGTAATTTAGTTATAGGTCAAGAATCAATCAATGCTCCTGCAGGAGCATTATTTATAAGAGGTATTCAAGTTTATGATTCTAACTCTGCTATAACAGGAGCTAACATTTGGTTAGAAAAAAAAGATGTTACTTACCTTCAAGAATATGTATCTTCAACAGCTTCTGATAAAAGAGGTCAACCTAAATACTATTCTATGTATGGAGGAGCCACAGGTAATACAGATTCAACATCAGGAAGAATGATGCTTGCACCAGTTCCTGATGATACCTATAAATTTAGAGTACACTATAACAAAATGCCAGCTACTTTAGAGTCTGGAAATACTACTAATTATATTAGTCTTAATTTTCCAAATGGCTTATTATATTGTTGTCTATCAGAAGCATATGGGTTTTTAAAAGGTCCAATAGATATGTTGACACTATATGAAAATAAGTATAAACAAGAGGTACAAAAGTTTGCTAACGAACAAGTTGGTAGAAGACGAAGAGATGACTACACAGATGGCGCTATTCGAATACCAGTTAAATCAGCAA